AGGACCCATGGTTTGCATCATCGTAGGTTCCGTAACACGAGGACCCATGGTTTGCATCATCGTAGGTTCCGTAACACGAGGACCCATGGTTTGCATCATAGTAGGTCCCATAACACGAGGAGCCATGGTTTGTAACATAGCACTACGGTTTCCGTATTGACTAGGTATATTATTAAGAGAATTTTCTGCTCTAAAATTATAAGGAGGTTCTTGGGTTAATTGTTGTGTTGCTACTTGTTTACAAGGACCACAAGGTCTTCTAAAATATCTTTGAGGTTGACATCCTTGTTTGTTTGGTTTTCCATAAGCTTTACCATAATTGAAATGACCCCCTTCGTATTGGTTATTACCGTGTTGTAAACTATCATAACCCGGTGCATCATAAGTTGGAATAATTTGTACACCTGGATAAAAAGCACCTAGATCTTCTTGTTTGTTTTTAGACATTGGATTGTAACAACCCAAAGAAGAATATCCAAAACTTGATGTTGCCGAATTGTAAAATTGTGAATTACTCATATTTATTCTTTATCAAGATTTTAAAATTAATTTATAAATGAAAAAAAAATAAAAAAAAAAAGGAAAAATATATTATTATGGATGAAAAAAACAGAATTAAAATATTGGAAAGTTATTTTAACTATAATACTCCTATACAAGATCAAATAAATTCATTTAATGACTTTGTATTGAACAGAATTAATCAAATACTTGAAGAAGATGGTGAGATAAATCATACAGATGAAAACGAAGCATACAAAGTAATATTTACAAACCCTGAAGTATTATCCCCAAAAACTATAGAAGAAGACAGAACATTACATTCATTATATCCCAATGATGCGAGAAAAAGAGATTTAGATTATGACGGTGCTGTAGTATGTGACATAATAGAAGAAGTTCTTAATATTAAAACCGGAGATGTCGATAGAAAAATAAATTACAAAGTAAATATAGGTTATATACCTATAATGTTACAATCTGTCAAGTGTAATCTATACAATAAAACAAAAAAACAAAAAGCTGATTTAGGTGAATGTATACACGATAACGGTGGATATTTCATACAAAAGGGACATGAAAGAGTGTTAGTAGGACAATTAAGAAATAATTACAATAATATTATTGTAATAGAACAAAAAGCAATTGAAAAATACAGATTTGTAGCAGAAATAAGAAGTATGTCAGAAAACACAGGTCATTCAGTTTTAATACAAGCAAAAATTGACAATAATAAAAAAATAATGATGTCTATTCCTTATATAAAGGAAGATATCCCAGTAGGAGTTGTATTCAAAGCTTTTGGTTACACAGAACAAACAGATATAAAAAAATTAATAAACTGTCAATATGATAATAAACAAATTAATATTATTATTAATAACATTATTAAAGATTCGTTTTTTATTAAAAATCAAGAAGAAGCAATAGAATATATCGGGCAATTCGCGATTCACAGTATAGTTACCAAGGAAAAAAAGATTAATTATTCATTACAGGTTTTAGAGATGGAAATATTTCCTCACATGGGAATCAATTCAAGTAAGAAAGAAAAATGTATATTTATTGGTATTATTATTAATAATTTAATAAACACTTATTGCGGTATAAGATTAGCAGACGATAGAGACAATTATGATAATAAAAGAGTTGAAATATCAGGAACTTTGTGTTATACATTATTTCGAACACTGTTTAAAAAATATAAATCTAATTTAATTTTAAATATAAAGGAAAGAAAAAGACGATTGAACATACTACTATTTTCATCTAAAATTAAATTAATAACTAACGCATTTAAATGTAGTTTCGCAACAGGAAATTGGGGATTTCAAAAAAATTCTACATATGTAAGATCAGGTGTGTCTCAAATATTATCTAGACTTTCTGCTGGTGCTACATTATCTCATTTACGAAGATACATAATACCTATAGGTAAAAAAGGTAAAAACCACAAAATTAGACAAATTCATTCATCCCAATTTGGTTATATATGCCCATGTGAATCACCGGAAGGTCAAACATCTGGTTTGGTTTTAAATTTTTCTGTTTTAACAAAAATCACTACAAATATTCCAACCACATTCGTAAAAGAGATTATATGTTCAATGGAACATATAGTTCCTGTTGAAGATATTGATATATCACAACTTAATGATTACACTAAATTATTTTTAAACGGACTTTTACTTGGTTTCGTTAAAGAAACTTATATTTTCTTAGATAAATTAAAATCTTTAAGAACATCTAGACAAATAGACAGTCAGGTTTCCATATCTTACAATGTAGTAGATAACATAATAAAGGTGTATTCAGACGAAGGTAGATTTAGTAGACCTTTATTAGTTGTAGAAAATGGTAATGTAAATATAAAAGATGGTATGAATGATTGGAAAGAATTGGTAGATAATAATATCATACAATATGTGGATGCTTCTGAAGTAGAAAATAATGTTGTAGCGATGACACCTAAATTCTTAAGTAAACAAGTTAACGACTTTTGTGAAATACATCCTCAAACTTTATTAGGAATTATGGCATCTACTATACCCTTCCCAGACCATTCACAGTCGCCGCGCAATATTTATCAAGCTTCGATGGGAAAACAAGCTATCGGTATACCACTACTTTCTTACAATTCTCGTTTTGATACTATTTTACATGTATTAGACTACCCACAAAAACCTCTAGTTTCTACTAAATTATCAGACCTTCTAGGTATAAATAAAACTCCTTCTGGTATAAATGCTATCGTAGCTATAGCTTGTTACACAGGACAAAACCAAGAAGATTCTATTATAATGAATAAAAATTCTATAGATAGAGGTTTGTTCGTAGCAACATCTTATAGAACAATAACGGAAACCGAGAAAAAAAGAGAAACCTATGAATACGAAATTATAAAAATTCCTCCAGAAAATTCTTCTTCAGATATCAAAGAAGGTGATGAAAAGTTCTTTCGTCGTTCTGGTGACAATTACAGCTATTTAAATGAAAACGGTATAATTCGTTCAGGTATTTCTGTGAAAAAAGGTGATGTCATTGTTGGTAAAATCACAATCAAAAATAATAAAAAAAATGTAATAAAAACAATAGACTGTAGCAGAGTTATAGCATGTGGAGAAGAAGGTATTATAGATAGAGTTGAAGCTAATATAACTCCCAATGGCTATAAAATAGTAAAAATAGTTATAAGAAAACATAAAATTCCTGAAGTTGGTGATAAATTCGCAGCTAGGTCAGCTCAAAAGGGTACAATAGGTGCTGTTTATAATCAAGATGATATGCCTTTTACTACTTCTGGTATAATTCCTGATATTATAATGAACCCTCATGCTATACCTAGTCGTATGACTGTGAATCAATTAATGGAATGTGTTCTAGGTAAAAAAGGGTGTTTTACAGGCGAATACGGAGATGCGAGTCCATTTACATCTTCAAGTACAGATGTTTCAGAACAAATTTGTACTGGTTTAGAGAAATTTGGATATGAAAGACATGGTTGGGAAACCATGATTAATGGTATGACAGGAGAACCTATTAAGGCCAAAATATTTATAGGTCCTACTTACTACCAGAGATTAAAACATATAGTTAGCGACAAAATTCATGCCCGAGCAAGAGGACATGTAACTACACTTTGCCGCCAACCACTGGAAGGTAATTTTGTGGACAACCCTTATATTATTGGTCAACCTTTATTTTTAAAAATGATTTTAATTATTACATTTTATTAAAAAAATAATAAAATGGAATTAAAAGAAAATCAATTAATAGAATTTCCCCTGCAAGAATATAAAAATAGATATAAAGTATCAAAAGAAGGTAAAATATGGAGCAATCGAACTAAAAAATATTTAAATACTTTTAAATCAGATGAACATAATAATATATGTATAATAAAACCTAATTCAAATAAAAGAGAACAAATTAGAGTAGATTACATAATAGCATTAGCATTTTTAGGAAAAAGTGATAAATATCTTAATCATATAGATGGTAATTTATGTAATGACGAGTTATCAAACTTGGAATGGATAGAAATGACCTATTTTTTACATAAAAAATATAGTAGTATTTGGAAATCAATAGAATTGTATGAAAAATATTACATATCAACTTGTGGCCAAATATGGAGTTCGTATTCAGAAAAATTAATAAAACAACAATTAGTATCTGGTTATATGTCAGTAAATATAGGTTATCCAAAACAATTATTCAAACATGTTCATAGATTAGTAGCTAAAGCATTTTGTGATAACACTGATAATAAATTAATTGTAAATCATATTGATGAAAATAAAATGAATAATTCTTTTGATAATTTAGAATGGGTAACATCTTCAGAAAATAGAATTCATTCTATAAAATTGAACATAATAAATACAATACAACCAAATTCAAAATCTCCAGATAATGGTGTAAAATTAGAATGGTTAGAAAAGTATCTAATAACTAATGATGGTAAAGTATATAGTAAAAAAACAAATAAATACTTGACACAACATTTAAATGATAGTGGATACTATAGAGTTAATATTAGTAATGATAGTAAAACAAAATATTATTACACACATAGACTAGTAGCAGAAGCTTTCTTACCAAACCCATCAATAGAACAAACACAAGTAAATCATAAAAATGGTAATAGATTAGATAACGACTATAAAAATCTAGAATGGATGTCACCATCTGAAAATACACAACATTCAAAAACAAATAATAAACAACAATACAAACATTTACAAAAATCGGTAGCTCAGATTGATATTAAAACAGGAGAAACAATAAAAATACATGATGGATTAAAATCAGCAGGTAGAGATACAGGTGTAAACAGTGGTTCCATATGTAAAGTATGTAAAGAAATAAAACCCTCTGCAGGGGGATTCAAATGGAAATATGTTGACTAGTAAATATATGTGTTGTTTCAGCCTTAGTGAAGTGTAAAAACTTTGCTGGTCCGTACACGACGGGCGAAACCATCGGTTCAGGGAATCCCCTAAAGATTTTGGTACCAAGTCTATAAGGAAACTTATAGATGGCTTCTGGGAAAACTAGAAGGTATGGTAACAATCCAAAATATACATACGAAATGGGCAATCCTGAGCGGTATTCCTAAATCTTTTCGCAAATAAGATACAATCCGACTAATATGTCGGTGGAAGCCGTGCAACGACTGGGTGATGGTTGGCTTGAGGATTTTGCAGTCCGATGATAGCTTAAGGTACAGTCTAGGCCCACTCGAAAGAGTGCTTTGGTATTTAGATTAATATCTCGTGGTTTGATGTTAAGTCGAAGTCCAAAGGTGCTGTGATTCAAGGAAGAAATACCTTGATGAGCTGGTATAACCGAGAGCAAGAGATGGAGGTCAATCAGGCCTTAGTAGAGAAAAGTATTACAAATCAGATTTAAAACCTTGGCGGGTTTATATAAAATGGACGATGAAAAATGGAAAAATATTAATTATCTTAAATTTTCACACTTATACGATTGTTCAACCTATGGAAGAATTCGTCGAACAAAAACGGGTAAGATTATTAAATCTTCTGTCCGTAATGGTTATCCTTGCATTAGTTTAAGCAATGGTGATAAAATAACTGTAAGTGTTCATAGAATTATTGCTTTAACTTTCCTTGATAATCCAAATAATTATCCAGTTGTTAACCATAAAAATGGTAATCGAACTGATAATAATGTTTCAAACTTAGAGTGGTGTTCTTATAAAGAAAATACATCACATGCATTGAATACTAAAATATACAAACCTTCAACTAAAAAGGTCTCTCAGTATTCATATGATAACATTCTAATTGAAACATTTGATTCAATCAAAAAAGCTGAAGAAAAAACAGGTGTTGGAAACAGACTCATTTCTCAGGTTTGTAGAGGACAAAAACCAACAGCTCATGGATATATATGGAAATATGTTGATGGGTTTGAAAAAATAGAAAGGTCTGAGGTTAAAGGAGAAATTATTCCAGAATTTCCTAACTATATTATAACCGAACAAGGAAAAGTATACAGTATCCGGAGCAAAAGATACTTAGTACTTAATACTAGCGGAGATTATAATTATGTTAAACTTTGCAACAATAATAAACATTTAGATTATTTTATTCACGTGCTTGTTGCAAGGTTTTTTGTTAATAACACGAACAATTATAAAATAGTTAATCATCTCAATGCAAACAAACGCGATAATAGAAAAGAGAATTTAGAATGGACAACTAGTTCTGGAAACATGAAACATCATATAAAAATCCGCCAAAAATCTGATATGTAAAATGAAAACTCTGCTAGTCTGCGGTATAGCAGGCGACACGTCCAAATTGCGGGAATATCTCAAAGTTCCATCGGTACCAAGTTGTAAGAGAAATCTTATAATGGCTCTTGTTAATCGCTAGAGGTATGGTAAAAATCCGAGAAATAGAGAAAATCCGCAGCCAAGCTCCTAAAGACGATATGTCAGTCCATGGAGAAGGTTCAACGACTAAATGGTTGTGGGCATGAGAGAACTGACAATTCTCAATGATTGCTTAAGATATAGTCTAAGCCCACCTGAGAAGGTGTCACTTTAGTAGTTATGTATTCCTATACCAATGGATACATGATGGAATTAGTGAGTGCGATGATTCAAGGAAGAAATACCTTGATTGAGCTGGTATAACTGTTAAGAGTGGGCGAGATGGAAAGAGATGCCATTATATCTCATGGAACATCGAAATTTTTACAGGAAAGATTGTTTGATATGTCGGATCCGTTTCATATGCTTATATGTGATAATTGTGGAACTAATCCGACGAATGGGTCTTATTGTAATACTTGTAATAGCAATAAGATTTATCCTGTAAATATTCCTTATGCTTCCAAATTATTTATGTTTCAATTATCAGCAATGTGTATAAAAACTAAATATTCCGTAAAAATGTAAAAAAACATAAAAACTGATAATTATAAAATTAATATTATAAAAAAAAGTAAAATATGTGAATATAAAATTAATATTAAAAATGAAATATTTAACAATTTATTGTTAAATATTACATAATGTGTTCGTTAATGCCAATAAGATGTTTCAGTTGTGGGAAAGTGGTTGCTGATAAACAAATAATATATGAAAATAAAATAAAAGAAGGTTTATCACCAAAAACTATCCTAGACTCTTTGAATATTAACAAATATTGTTGTCGTAGAATGTTTCTAGGACATCTAGATTTGTTTGAAGATTTATCTATTTATGAAAAAAAAATAGATAAAGATTTTAAAAAAAAAAATTAATATTTAAAAAATAAAATTTAAATATTAATTTTTCTCTTGTTATTAAATAAAAATTAAATGCATCATTATATTAAATTAGGTGATAAAAAAGTTAATGTTCTTAAGGGAAAATGTGATAAATTTTATTATGTTAGAAATGGTAAAAGAGTATACACTACAAAGAAAGTTTTAACTGCTTCAAAAAGCAAATCTGCTTCTCCTAAATCCAGAAAAACCAGTAAGTCCAGAAAACCTCGCAAGTCATCTCGCAAATCCAGAAAACCCCGTAAGTCAATGAAATCTACTTCTCCTAAACCTAAACCTCGTAAATCAAAGAAATCCAAGAAACCCCGTAAATCATCTCGTAAATCAAGAAAACCTCGCAAGTCAATGAAATCTGCTTCTCGCAAATCAAAGAAACCCCGTAAGTCAAAGAAATCCGCTTCTCCTAAATCTCGCAAATCAAAGAAACCCCGTAAGTCAAAGAAATCTGCTTCTCCTAAATCTCGCAAATCAAAGAAACCCCGTAAGTCCAGAAAACCTCGTAAATCATCTCGCAAATCCAGAAAACCTCGTAAGTCAAAGAAATCTAAAAAACAACCTTGTCGTAAAAGTGTTAAGAAATCTAAAAAGTAAATAATAAACTAAATTAAAAAATATATAATATAAACTAAATTAAAAGTAAATAATATTTCAAATATAACATATTTGAAATAAGATATTATTTTTTTAGTTATCTACAATTATTGCTGTCTGGATTGAAAATTATATTCGGTTGTTTTACCAGAAACATAATCACTTTCAATTTTATCCAAATTTCTATAGTATAATTGTCTAACACCACAATCAGTATTACAACAAGAACAAAATTCTTCTTTTTTATTTATGTTTTGATGTAACATTTCTTTGTCAATAACATGTGTTTTATAGTCTAACATATCTCTTGGTGTTCGGTATGAAATAGGATCGGATGGTGAGAAGCAAGTATTTAAAGTAAGCAAATTAGATATTTTTTTCAATCTATTATAATTATAATTATAATTTTGATTTTGATATTGCATTTTTATTAAAAGAAAGAAAGAAAAAAAAAATATCATTGTTTTTCAGTAATAAAATTATATTTTTTATACCAATCAGAACCTTTTTCTTTATTCATTAAATCTATTTCTTCTTTTGAAAGGTCTTCAATTAATAATCCAGAAGATATAGCTAGTTCTATATCTTTTATCTTTGTTTGTATTTTTTCTGTATTATCAATTTTTTTATTTTGCTCATAATCAAAATTTTCATACATATATTTACCTATATCTCTATATTTTTGTTTATCTTCTTCCGGTAAAGATTCAAATGCTAATTTAAAACAATTGGGAGTATAGGATTTATTCATTTTTCTTTAATATTTTTATTTTTTTATATATATTATACAAAAATATTGTTA